ACGTATCAGGAATATCGTCATCGTAGTAGCGGTTAAGCTTCTGCGGCCGACTTCCCTTCTTATAGTCAGGAAAGATTGATCGACGACGTGTTGATCCTCCACCCTCCCATACCACGACGACCCGCTTAGGGATGAACCGCTCTGTGAGGTGCTTCAAGCCCTTGAGAAATCCCACAAAGCCCCCAATCTGCTGGCCCTGACGACTCATGGTGGGATTTGCAATAAAGTGTCGAGTAAAAACATTTAACGAGTCAACAATAATGATCGGATTACGCATCAGTCCTCAGGAGAGATGTCTGATGCGTCCACTTCCATCGCGATGGCCCGAACCTCCTCGTAAGACTCTGGATCAACATCAGCTGGCTCTGAAGCTTTCTTCTTAGACATTGCAGCATCTAGGAGATCGTCCAAATAGTCAGTATACTCAGGATCACCGAGAATCTTGTCAAACTCGGCCTTGTAGAACTTCTTGTCGACGAGCACTTCCCCTGATGTAGCATTGTGGACTGTGAGAGTCTTCCAAGCTCCGGTGCCACCGATCTCGATCGTCCTTCCGTTGACAGTCTCAGGACCGTGACGACGTAGAATATCAAACAACTGCTCGTGCTCCTTAATGCCCACTCCAAAGTGGATCTCGAAGTCAGCAGTCCTAAAAGGTGCTGTCACCTTATTCTTCACAGTCTTTGCTGAGACGTTGATGCCGATTACCTCCTTGTCCTTGTTGAGGATCTGTTGTCCGGCACCAAGCTTAATTCGGACTGAGGCGTGGAAGGGAATTGCCATTCCTCCAGGAGTAGTTGTCGGATCTCCATAGAGGACACCGACCTTCGTTCGGATTTGATTGAGGCAGATAAATAGAACATTCTGGTTGGCGATGACACCTGTGATCTTGCGCATGCCCTTGGAGATTGCGCGCGCCTGGAGACCAATTGATTCCTTGTCGTAGTCACCGGTGAGCTCTGCCTTGGGTGACGTTGCAGCCACTGAGTCCCAGATGATGGTGACAGGCACGTCCTTGTCCATCGCCTTCGCTTTAAGGATCGTCTCCTCTGCGATTGAGAGGACCTCCTCAGTACAGTGAGTGTCAACATAGACGAATCGCTTCTTAACATCGACTCCGAGAAGGCCTAGGTTCTCTACTGAAGTCGCATTCTCCGTGTCGATGTAGACAACGATTCCACCCATCTTCTGAGTGGATCGGGCGATCTGAATAGCGATGTGAGACTTTCCGATTGAGGGAGGACCGAAGATCTCAACAATTCTGCCCTCAGGAAGACCACCATTGCGGCGGTTCGAGATGATATAGTCAAGCTGCTTGGAGCCAGTGCTGATCCAGCGCTTCACGTGCGTGGGTGACTCATCAAAGGCGAGGTTGTAGGCGACTCGACTGCCGTGGGACTTATTCAGCGATTTGATCAGATCATCTGTGAAGTTATCACTCTCTGTGCTCTTTGCCATGTTCTTAGTCTCCTTTAAACTGCATCGCCCTCCTGCAGAGATTAGCAGGAGGGCGATTCAATTCTAGACTTCAGCTAGAAGATGTATCTCAGACGTCTTCTAGATCAGCGAAGGCATCCTCAACGCTCCTGTACTTCTGTCCTGATGCCTTGCCCTGCTTCTGTCCCTTTGATGAAGAAGAATCTTCATCGCTAGAAGGAGATGCCTTCGCCTCAGATCGAGAGAAGTCGCCACGGGTTGTGCCCGTGTCAGAAGACGAGGTGGTGTCTCCGTTGAGCCAGTCATTGACGATCTTCTCGAGTTCCTCGTAGGACTTCTCCGTGAAGAGCTCGTCGAGGCTCGGGATGCTAGAGAGCCACTGCTTCGCCTTGTCCGCACTCTCAGAGAGAGGAGAAGACTTGCCACGTGGCATGACATCTGTTGAAGCGTACGTCTTGCCGTTCGCCTTCGAGCAGGTGACCTTGACATCACGACCTGACTTCGGATCAGTGATATCTCCGTAGTCCTCATCGAGCATGATGTTGAGGAGGGACTGGTACACCTGCTTTCCGAAGGCCCAGAGTCGGACACCCTTGTCCTCCTCACCGCGCACGATCACTGCTGCATATGCACGCATCTTCGGATAGAGCTTCTTGGCGAGCTCGTACGACTCCTTGTTCTCATCATCGCGGAGCTTGTTGATGAGCTCCTGGATGGGATCGGGTCGATTGAACTGGTATGGCGCCAGAAGGCCTGGATTGTCTCCGATGTTGTAGTAGAACCAGCGCTCCTTGAAGGGCTGCCCATCATTGTCGGGGAATGCCAGAAGACGAACTGTAGCCTCCTCTCCCTCTGTGGGTCGCCACATGATATCGCGTTTGCTGCTCTGTCCGGAGAGCTTATTCAACTTCTTACGAATTGCATCAAAATTAATTGCCATGATATTTTCTCAACTTTCTAATGCTCAAATGTCCTAGAACATTGGCCACTAAAGATTATTCTCCAATTGTCAGATGTTCAATGAACAAAAATATTTAAATTTTTAATTTATCAAGTTTTTCTTGCTTTGCGCTTTCTCTTTCGAGAGCGCTTTGGCCTGACGTAGCTGGTGACACCAATAGACTGTGCAGGGTATTGAGCGCTGGCTCCAAGGGGCATCGCAGGACCTCCACCGAGAGCTGAAACTCCAGAGACCTCGCCTCTTAACCGCCTCTTTTTGCTCTCAGTCTTTCTTTCATTGCTAGGATCATCGTCACAGTTGATTCCCTCGCAGCTTCCGCCAAGCCTATCAGGATTAAATAAACTCTTTCCTTGCAGTGATCCTGATTTTGATGAGCTTCCACCGAATCTTGGACTAAGAGCCGGCTGATAGGGACTTTTAGCGCCTGAAGAGTCGCCTGAGTCGTCTGAGTCGTCTGGCCCATCGGAGCTATCTAAAAAGCCTGTTGGCTCAAAGGTCTCTCCTGCAAGTGATCCACCCGCTGTGGAGGCTTCAGAGATATGTCTTTCAGAAGATTTATTACTCGTCGAACTTGCAATGAGACGAATGAGCTGCCTGAGTGATGCTAAATCCATTCCTATAAATATGCATCACTCACAGGCACAGCATTCGCGCAGATGACAAAACCTTTCCCAGAGTGTTCTTCGTTCCCACGTAGAACCGGTTCTCCTCGAGATGGTAGCCGCCTGATGTGGCAATTGACTCCCACTCCTCTCTCGTGAGACTGATGTTGAAGCTCTGTAGGAGATACAGCGTCCTGTGTGCGTAGGTCATCTTGGGAAGTGCATCATTGTACTTGTAGAGCTGCCCGAGCTTATCACGATGCCAGTCAGAGTCCTGGTGCAGGAAGTGGTCCTGCTCGACGTCTCCCACTCTTCCAATCTCGTGAAGCAGGCCCACCTTGAGGATGGAAGCTGTCGGGAGCTTGTCGTCCAGGGTGTCGTTGATCCGACGCATGGCGGACGTAATCCTCAGCGTGACGTCAATGAGTCCCCCTGGGTGGCATCCCGTGTACTCCGTCTTGATGGAGAACGGACAGATCGCGAGTCTCTCACCGAGAAGGTCGATCAGGGAGTTGAGACCTGGGTCAGAGAATCTCTTGCAGAGTGAGTCGTACTTATTCCAGTTTGATTCGATTTCGTCAGTGTTCATGCATCAAGGATATCACTGATCGTCAAATTCTATAACGACATCAGAACCATCTATTGAAGTTCCTACGCCATCTGTAAGGATTCCCGCTGATTTTGATGCAATTAAAATGTGATTTATGTATTCTAACGCTTCAGCGCTGCTGAGGGCGCCCGATGGGACTCTTATTTTTCCTTCATCTTCTGCCACACTACCGTAAACTCGCTTGAGCTCGTCTATTTCGCGTAGTGCTCTTATGGCAATTTTAAGAACAGAAGCTGTCCTTTCAATGGGATTTTTACCTTCGGCACCCGTAATTTTTAATTTCTTTATAAGCTCTGCAGGCTTCACTTCAGCAAGAGCACCAGAGAGACTAATTTTAGGAGAGCTTAGGTTTTTACGAGATCTTCTCTTTGGTCTCTGCTCAGATTGAGAATCTCTCTTCTCTGTTAAAATCCTTCTAATTTGATCTCTTATGAACTTCTCACTAGACATGTATCACCTATGAGATTCTATTTGAGCTGAGCTCAAAGTGTCCCACGCTGAGATCAACTCCCGCAGAGCAGACATGTAGAAATTCTTCAACTGATTCACTGGGGACATCAATGAGTAGAGCATCGTGTATAACATATATAGGTCGCGCGCCCAGAGACTTAATTCTTTCGCAGAGGTCGATGAACCCGAGGAGGGAGGTGTCAACGCAGGATGATTGAACGTAGTAGCTGATAAGCTTTGATTCCTTTATGCCAGGAGTCATGTCAGGAAGGGGGCGACCGTAGTAG